GGATGGGAGCGGTATAATCCCGACACGCCTTCGGCTCCCGAAGCAGCGGCGCCAGTCAACGAACTGGAACCCAAACGTCGTCGTAGCCGCCCGCCTGCAGAGGTTGTGGCAGTAGAATAAGGAGCCTGCATGGCAACCGCTTTCGACCAGATCAAGGCAGCACTCCGGCTGATTGGCCAGCTGGCCGAAGGTGAGGAACCTTCTCCGCAGGCTGCCCAAGATGCCTTGAACGCCATGAATCAAATGATTGATTCGTGGAATACTGAGCGTCTGGCCGTCTTCTGTACGGAAGACCAGCTTTTTAATTGGCCTGTTGGCGAGATTACTCGCACGCTGGGGCCCACCGGCGACTTTGTCGGCAATCGTCCCATTCTGATTGACGACTCGACGTACTTCCGTGATCCGCAGACCAATGTGTCTTACGGCATCAAGCTGATTAACCAGCAGCAGTACAACGGCATTGCGGTCAAGACCGTGACCAGCACGTATCCGCAGGTCATGTTCGTCAACAATACGTTCCCCGACATCACCATGACCATCTATCCGAAGCCCACAAGGCTTCTGGAGTGGCATTTTGTGTCGGTGCAGCAGCTGACTAAGCCGGCAACGCTGAACACCACTTTGTCGTTCCCGCCAGGCTATCTGCGGGCGTTCAAGTACAACTTGGCGATGGAAATTGCCAACGAGTTTGGTGTTGAGCCTATGCCGCAAGTCACTCGGATTGCCATGACGTCCAAACGCAATCTGAAGCGCATCAACAACCCAGACGACGTGATGTCGATGCCTTACGCGATCGTGGCCAGCAGACAGCGGTATAACATTTTTGCAGGTAACTACTAAGTATGTTTAATTAACTTCTAAATGGTGCAAGTATGGTGATGCAATCGCTTCAGCTCCAAGTATCTTTGATGCGCCTGTTCGGGCGTATCAAAGCCACTTTCGCGGATGCGTTTGCCGTTTGCCATAATTTGCACACGCCATTTTCCTTGGTGCGCGGAAACACCCAAGAAACCAGATTTATTAGCTTTTGTTGGTTTTCGGATATTCTGCAAATTGCCAAAACGAGATACTTCTCGAAGATTACTAAACTTATTGTTTTGTTTGTTTCCGTCTTTATGGTCTACGTGAAACAACGGCCACTTGCCTGTCATGTACACCCACGCAAGCCGATGAGCCAATTTTTTTTCGTTGTTAATTGCAATAGCCCAATAACCCGCGTTAGTTGGGCTGCCCGCACGTTTACCGACAAGATCAGGGCGGCGGCTATGCGCTTTCCAGACAAATTCGCCAGTTTCTGGGGCATAGTCAAGAATAGATCGGATATGGTCAGCGGTAATCATGAATTTGAGTTTACCATAAAGGGTGTTAAATGAAAACACCTATCCTCGGCCAGTCGTACGTTGCTCGGTCAGTAAACGCCGCCGACAGCAGGTGCGTAAATTTGTACCCCGAAGCCACACCGGCACCGGAAGGCATGGAGCCTGCGTATCTAAACCGCGCGCCGGGCTTGCGCAGGCTGGCTACCGTTGGCACCGGCCCTATCCGTGGTTTGTGGGCTTACGGTGACTACGCCTACGCCGTGTCAGGTGCGCGACTGTATCGGATAGATACTAACTGGACGGTCACACCGATCGGTGGTGTGTCGGGCACTGGCCCCGTGTCGATGGTCGATAACGGCACGCAGCTCTTCATTGCGGCCAACCCTGACGGCTACATCTACGACGCGGCAACTGAGGCGTATGCGGAGATCACCGACGTCGACTTTCCAGGCGCGGTGACTGTCGGCTATTTGGATGGGTACTTCATCTTTCAGGAACCCAATTCAGACCGCTTCTGGACGTCTGAGCTGCTTGATGGCACTCAGATTGACCCTTTGAGCTTTGCAAGCGCTGAAGGCATGCCAGACCGATTGGTGTCGCTGTTTGTTGACCACCGTGAGGTGTGGCTGTTCGGCACCCAGTCTGTTGAGGTCTGGTACGACGCGGCTACTACACCCTTCCCGCTGGCTCGCATCCAAGGTGCCGTCAACGAGATCGGCTGCGCTGCGACCTTCTCGGTGGCCAAGATGGACAACTCGTTGTTCTGGTTGGGGTCAGATGCCCGTGGCCAAGGCGTGGTGTTCCGTGCCCAAGGCTACACTGGCCAGCGCATCTCGACCCACGCGGTCGAGTACGCCATCCAGAGCTACGGCACGATCTCAGACGCGATTGCGTTTACCTACCAGCAAGACGGCCATGCGTTTTATGTGTTGACCTTTCCGACCGCCCAGAAGACTTGGGTGTTTGATGTGGCCACCCAAGCCTGGCATGAGCGTGCCGGGTTTGCCAACGGCCAGTTCATCCGTCACCGTGCCAATTGCCAGATGTTCTTCAACAACGAAGTGGTGGTGGGCGACTTCCAGAACGGCAAGATTTACGCGTACGACTTGGACGTGTTTGCTGACGACAACCTGCCACAGAAGTGGTTGCGGTCATGGCGGGCGCTACCTACCGGCCAGAACAACTTAAAGCGTACTGCCCAACATGCGTTGCAGCTTGAATGCGAGACCGGTGTTGGATTGGTTCTTGGCCAAGGCAACGACCCGCAAGTCATGTTGCGCTTCTCAGATGACGGCGGGCACACATGGTCAAACGAGAAGTGGGCTGGCATGGGCAAGATGGGCAATTACGGCTTCAGAGCTTTCTGGCGCCGTCTGGGCATGACCAACAAGTTGCGTGACCGCGTGTACGAGGTGTCGGGCACCGACCCCGTCAAAATCGCCATTATGGGTGCCGAACTTGCATTGACCGGCACCAATGCCTAATCCAGATAACGAGCCACAGATACCCAAGAACCAGTCGCCGATTACCGACGACCGGACGGGCATGGTATCGCGGGATTGGTATCGGTTCTTCCTAAACCTGTTGAACAAAGCCAACACCGGGGGCGGGTCAGGTACAGTCACCTCGGTCAACGTCTCCGGCGGCACCACGGGTCTGACAACCTCGGGCGGCCCCGTCACGACGTCAGGCACCATCACACTAGCAGGTACGCTCAATCTCGCTAACGGCGGCACAGGTGCTACCACTGCGGCAGGGGCTCGCACTAACCTGAGTGTGCCCAGCACAACGGGATCCGGCGCGTCAGGCACTTGGGGTATCGACATCACCGGCAACGCTGCCACGGTCACCAACGGCGTCTATACGACAGGCTCATACGCTGACCCTACGTGGATCACGTCGATCGCCGGCAGCAAGGTTACCGGCAACATCAGCGGCCAAGCCGGCAGCGTGGCTAATGCGCTGACCGCAGGCACGGGCATCTCGTACAGTGTCGGCACGACCTACGATGGCTCAGTGGCTGTGACCATCAACAACTCGGCGCCTGACCAGACGGTGTCGTTAACGGGCGGCACAGGCATCAGCACGTCCGGCACGTACCCCAGCTTTACGATCACCAACACCCTGCCTGACCAAGTAGTGTCACTGACGGGCGGCACGGGCATTAGTACGTCAGGCACGTACCCCAGCTTTACGGTGACCAATACGGCGCCAGATCAGGTGGTGTCTTTGACGGGTGCGGGCACGACCAGCATCTCTGGCACTTACCCGAACTTCACCATTACGTCCAACGACCAGTACGTGGGTACGGTCACCAGCGTCTCCGGCACCGGTACGGTCAACGGCATCAGCCTGTCTGGCACGGTCACCTCCAGCGGCAGCTTGACACTGGGTGGCACACTAAGCGGTGTGGATCTGACTACGCAGGTGACAGGCACCCTGCCGATTGCCAACGGTGGCACGGGCCAGACGACTGCGAGCGCAGCATTTAATGCTTTGTCGCCAGTCACCAGCACGGGCGATCTGATCCTTGGTAATGGCGCCAACAGCTCGACTCGCCTGCCGATTGGTGCCAATACGTATGTGCTGACATCGAATGGCACGACAGCGACTTGGGCGCTGCCGACCGGCTCGGGCGCAACGATTACAAACGACACGACAACAGCCACGAATGTCTATCCGACGTTTGCTGCTGCGACTTCTGGCGCGCTGTCGACAATCTATACCAGCAACGCCAAATATCTGTACAAACCTAGCACTGGTGAATTAACATCTGAGCATTTCGTAGCGGGCAACGGCATATTTGTCAATAGTTTAACTATTGATGTCAGCTACACGATTGCTGCCGGCACGTCCGGCATGTCAGCTGGGCCAATTACGATAGCCAGCGGCACAACGGTTACGGTGGCCAGTGGGTCACGATGGGTGGTGGTGTGAACGAGCTTACTGAACATTTTGTACCAAATCGTGAACAGATTGATCGGCTGCAAGCCGAAATGGCGTTAATGCCGCAAGCTGAACTTGTGACAGAACATCACTTTTCGCCTGGTATGTATATGCGTAAAGTGTTTCGCCCAGCAGGTACGTTAATTGTTGGTAAAGTGCATAAAGAGCCGCATTTCTTTTTATGCGCTATGGGTGAAATTGTGGCGTGGACTGAAAACGGCATGGTGACTTTACTGCCCGGCGATGTGGTTGAATCGCAGCCTGGCACCAAACGCGTCACAATGGCGGTAACAAATTCGATTGGCATTACGATTCACCGTACAGACAAAACAGATTTAGATGAAATTGAGGCTGAACTGTTAGAGCCCGACACAACCGCGTTGTTTGACGCGCGTAATAATGTCAAAACGGATTTAATTGAAGGAGCAACATTATGACTTGGGTCGCCGCAGCTATTGCCGGAAGCGCCGTTATTGGAGGCTACGCAAGTAGTAGAGCAGCTAAAACGCAAGCGCAAGCCGCAGATCGTGCAACTGAAGCGCAAGAGCGCATGTTTAACCGTCAGGTTGAACTGCAGGAACCGTTTCGCCAAGCGGGCGTCAATGCGCTGCCAGAGCTGATTGAGGCGGCACGCTACACGCCGTTTAGTATGGATCAGTTCCAGCAAGACCCTGGATACGCATTCCGTATGCGTGAAGGGTTAAAAGCGTTGGATCGTTCAGCTGCTGCACGCGGCGGGCTGCTGTCAGGTAACCAGCTGCGCGGCGTCACCCAGTTTGGTCAAGAGTTAGGATCACAAGAATACACCAACGCATTTAACCGCTATCAGGCTGAACGTGCTGCTCGCTTGAACCCGCTGCAAAGCTTGACGGGCATGGGTCAAAGCACAGCTGCAAATGTGGCGGGGCAGGCTGGCCAGTTAGGGCAGTCGATGGCGTCCAACATTATTGGCGCAGGTAATGCCCGCGCGTCTGGCTATATGGGTATGGCCAACGCATTAACTGGCGGCCTTGGGCAGTATTTAAATTACTCGCAAGGGCAAGATATGCTTGCGGCATATAAAGCGCGTAATACTTTTAATGACGCTGCAGCAAACCCAACTTTTACAGGAA